AAGACCATCGCTGCTGCGACCGGCACCGCCACGGCGGGCTCGCTCGTCATCGGCACCTCGGCGCTCTCCGGCGCAACCGGTGTGCTGGCCACGATCACGCTTCCGACGACGGCCTTTACGGTCAGCGGCAAGGTCGCGACCCTTCAGGGCGTGCCGCTCAGCGCCACCGCTTCTGCGACCGGAACGGCAGCCCTCGCGGAGCTGCGCAACAACTCCGGCACCGTGATCGCATCGGGCCTGACTGTCGGCACCACCGGGACCGACATCGTGCTCGGTAGCACGGCGATCTCCAGCGGGCAGCAGGTCTCTATCACAAGCGGCACGATCACGGCTCCGTAGTTAGGGCGAGGCTATGGCTCTCACCATGAACACGGCAACGGTCTCCTTCCCGTGCGGCAACGCGCGGGCCTGGGAGATCCCGGTCACGAACGCCGATGGCTCGCCTGCGGACTTCACCGGTTGGACCGCGGAGTGGACGTTGGGTATCCCCGAAAACCCAGTTTCGCTGGGGCTCGGTATTGGATCCTACATTGCCCCGCAGATCTGCGTGTTGAAGGCTACCGGCGCCAACCTCGACATCGTCACGATCAATGGCGCGTCGAGCCTGCGGTTCGATCTGGCCTATGCCGACACGATTGGCCTGACGCCTCGGCCGTACTGGCAGGAAGCCGTCGTCATTGACCCACAGGGTAATCCCTACACCGTCGCGGAGGGCAAGGTGAACCTGACCCCATCGCTGCGCGCTCTGCACCTCACGGCCGCGGATCCGATCCCGCTCTCCATCCCGGCCGAGGACAGCTTCGCAGTCTGGCAGGGCGACGACACCCCGCCGAAGGTGTGGAGCTTCGGCCCGGCCGGCGCGCCCACCGATCTGACCGGCTCGGCATTCATGCTGACTGTCAGCGGGGCGAGCGCGCCGATCGCGGTTCTGTCCGGCGACCCAGGTGGCGCACTGACCATCGACCTCCCGACTGGTACGGTTGCGTGGAACTACACCACGGCCCAGAGCGCTGGCATCCCAGCGAGTGGGGCCACCTATCAGCTTCATCGGCTGATCGGCGGCAAGACCCAGCTTTGGGCTCATGGTCGCGTGGTCGGGCTGGTTCCGTGACGGGCGGCCCGTACCGGACGCCGGTCGTGCGTGTCCCTGCACCTGTCTCGGTGCCGGTTCTTCGCGTGCCTACGCCGACCATGCCGATGGTGGTGCGGAGCCAAGCGCCCGGGCCGATTGGACCGCGAGGCGATAAGGGCGATCCCGGACCGGAAGCCACCTCAAGCGACTACGGCTACATCCGCTACGACGAGGCCGGGACCGTAGACTATCAGCTTCCCGCCAACACGGACGTGCCGTTCACCCTCGCGGCCCCCGTCATGATGACGAACACGCTGCGGGCTCCGTTCGACAGCGTGACGTTCTTGGACCCAGACGGGAAAACCGTGCGGGCTCGCAAGACCGGCGACAGCTACTTCATCCGCGTCCGCCTATCGGTCGAGCCTACGGTCGCCAACGGCACGTTTGAGGTCAATCTCTACGTCACCGGCAACACCACGGGTATCGTCGGTGCGAGTTCGACGAGGCCTCGCATCATCCCGGTCGCTGCGGGCTCCACATCCCGGATCGATGAGCTGTTTCAGGTGTTCCCCGGCGGCGGCTTCGTCGCCAATGGCGCGCTGTTCATGCTGCGCTGTTCCGTGAACGCCAAGGTGACGCCCGAGGCGCTGTTCATAACCCCCGTGGTGGCGGCATGACGGCGGTCTTCTTCGACACCAACGCTCTCTATATCGAGGGCTATCGGGACAGCTTCACGGCCGGATCTCTGACAGCGGACTTCACGCCACTCGGTGTCGGCATCCGCGTGCTTCACGGATCCGAGTACATCGTCAACGACGACTGGCAGGCCTACACTCACCAGGACGGCAGCACGTTCGCGTCGCCTGCCGATCTGATGACCTACCTGACCGCGCAATTCGCGATGCGGCGGCCGGTCAGGACCCTCGTCGCGCCATATCCGCTGAACGGGGCGGCCAGCTTCGCCATCAATCACGGCCTCCCTTACGTCCCGAGTGCAACTGTCGTCGATCCCGATGGCGTCGAGGTCGATGCTGACGTGACCCACGCCCCCGGCCTGACGACCCTCACGTTCGCCCAGCCCTTCACCGGCACCCTCTACCTAGGATAGGCGCATGTCCCGGAAAATCGGCAACGGCCTCGACCTTCAGAACCAGCGCATCCAGAACCTTGGAACGGGCTCACAGCCGACCGATGCGGTTAACCTCGCGCAGGTTCAGTCGCTGCTGGCGGGCCTGTCCTGGCACGGGGCCGTCCGCGTAGCCTCAACCGGCAACATCAATCTCGCATCGCCTGGCGCGGCGATTGACGGCGTGACGATGGCAACCGGCAATCGCTTCCTCGCCAAGGACCAGACAGCGGGCGCCGAGAACGGCGTCTACGTGTGGAACGGCGCATCTGCCGCGGCAACCCGCGCTGCCGATGGCTTACAGGGCGCCCTCAACGCGGGTGCGGCCTTCTACGTTGATGAGGGCACCGTCAACGCCGACACGGCCTACACGGTCACCACCGATGATCCGCTCACGATCGGCACGACGGCCATCGCCTTCGCCAAGTTCGGGGCGGGCATCGCCTACACGGCTGGGACGGGCCTCACTCTCAGCGGCACCCAGTTCGCGATCAACACGACGGTCGTGGCGCGGAAGTTCGCGACCAACGTGGGCGACGGATCCTCGACCACGATCACGGTGTCTCACAACCTCGGGACGCTTGACGTGGTGGCTCAGCTCTACCTCACGAGCACGGGCGAGACCGTAGAGACCGATACCGTGCGGCCGACAACCGGTACGGTGGCATTCACGTTCGCGACTGCCCCGGCAGCAGGCGCTCTGCGCGCCGTAATCACGGGCTAAGCCATGCCCCGCAAGCAGCTCGGCAAGGCTGCGACAAGCGGCGCAGACCTGATAACCCGTGCCGATGCGCTTGCGCTTCTCGCGGGGCTGTCGCCACCGCCACAAGGCCGGCTTACCTTAACGAGCGGCACCCCTGTCCTCACGTCCAATGTACTGGCCGCCCCGACGATCTTCTACACGCCATCAATCGGCAATCTGTGCCCTGTCTGGAACGGATCGACTTTCGCGCCGGTCGCGTTCACCGAGGTCAGCCAGACGCTGAGCGACGCGACCAAGAGCCCGGCGGCTGCCGTGGTCGGTCAGGTCTACGATCTGTTCGCTTGGCTGGATGGTGCGACCTTCCGCGTTACTCGTGGGCCAGCGTGGGCAGCGGGCGCTACGGCGGGCAACAACACGACCCGAGGGGCGGGGGCAGGCTCCACGGCGCTCAGTCGCGTCGCCGGCATCTTCGTCAACCAGTTCGCGATCACGAACGGCCCTGCCGCTGGCTATGGCACCTATCTCGGTACGATCGCGACGGACAACGGCGGTGCCACGATTACCTTCGACGCGGTATCCTCTGCTGCCGGCGGTGGGCTATGCTCAGTCAACCTCTGGAATGCCTACAACCCGGCGGCCGTGGCGGTGTTTTTGCAGGATACGACCGCGACGCACACCTACTCGTCGTCGTCGATCCGACCGTTTAACGCCTCGACACAAAACGCAATCTACTTCGTACGCGGGCTGAATACCGATGGCGTAGACGCACGGCTCAAGACCCGACTGACTCTGACTACGGCCTCGAATGGCGGCGCGGCTGTCGGCATCGGCTTGAACTCATCGACCGCGTTTGCGAGCCAATGCAATCCCGCCGCGCTGGCGACGGCGCCGGGGGCGTCCGCCTCGGTGACAGGATCATACAGTGGCCTCCCCGGCTTGGGTGTCGGGTATTTCATGGCGCTTGAGCAGAGCGACGGCTCGAACGCTCACACGTTCTACGGCAGCGCTTGGATGGCGCTGACCGCGAGCATGAGGTTCTGAGATGGCCCTCGATGCCTACGGTGTAGCGCTGGCGCTGTCTTCGGTCTGCCCGCTTGATGGTACGGCAGGCCCGTATCAGAGTTCAGGCGTCGGCATCTACCCAGATGGTGCCAACGCATTCTGGCGCCTGGACTTCGGGGCGAATGCGACGGCCGCTCAACAGCAGTCAGCGATCACGACTCTGGCAGGGCTGTCGAGCTACACGCCGCCAGCGACCCCGACACCTTTGACACCGTACAAGCTGACCGGCTCTGTCACGTTCGGGGCTACGCTGGCACTTGGTACACCCATTATGTTCGTCCCCGTCCCTGGCCTACTCCGTACCGATGCGCCGATGATCGCCTACGGAACGGCCCTACCGAATGGCGTCGACCCACGATCCGAGTACCCGGATCCGACGCGCGACGGCTATCTTGCAATTCAGGTTGCGGTATTGTCGCTTCTGTCCGGTTCAACCCCCGTGCCGTTTACGCTGATCGGTGTCCGGTGAGGATTAAAGAAAATGCTGTATTCTCGCATCCGCAACACATGGCAGGTGATGCGAGAACACTGCGGCGCGCTCCGCAGAATAGAGCGCAGTATTCAACATATGGAGAAAACCATGGCTGACAACAACAGCATGATCCTCAGCAAGCTCAATGCGCTTGCCGCCCAGGTGGCCCAGCACACCACCGATGAAGGCAATAAGCTCGCCGCCGCCGTCGCGGCTGCCCGCGCTGCGCAGCAGCAGGAAGATAAAGCCGCTGCTGATGCCGAGATGGCTGCGGCACTGGCTAAGATTGAAGAGATCAGCCGCGGGCTGGTCGAGTTCTCCCCGTCGGGTAACTGAGTTTAGAGGATGCCATGTCGTATACTGTGAGCCGGAATGGCGTCCTCTTCATTGCCAACCGTGAAGCGCTCGTTTTAACTTCATATCAAGACGGGCCTCACTGCAGCATCGGCTTTGGAAGCAACAGCCCCGCGCTCCGAGTCGGCGACAAGATCACGGCGAAAGACGCTTTCAGGCTGCTGCGCAAAGATGTCGCCAAGCGCGAGCCGGGGCTGAATGCGCGTATCCGGGTGCCACTCACTCAGCAGCAGTACGACGCTCTATTCAGTCTTCACTATCAGAGCGGGAATCGGTATATGCCGGTACAGCCCCGCGAGACTGGTGACGAGCGGCCAGATATCCTGCGCCTGATCAACAGTGGCAAAATGGATGAGGCTGCGGCAGCGTGGCCGGATTGCGACGCAAACCTTGCGGGCGTACATATTCCAGGATTGCGCAAACGGCGCACGCTAGAACAAGCCGTGTTCGTATCTGGAGACTACGGTCAACTCGATGTCATCCCGTACTGGCCGGGGGACCCTCGAACCACGAAGATGCAGCAGTATCACCTTCAGCCGGGGGACCTCGATGACTGAGCGCGACCACGAAGAACACGACGGCTGTCTGTGTGGCTGTGACCACAGCGAGCACGAGCTCACCCCGGACATCGATCTTCCGGCGGCAGTCGGAGGCGTCCAGGGTGATGCGAAGCCCCGCAAACCGCGCCGCAAGAAGGAACAGGGTTGATGCCGAACGCAACCTGGCTCGCCGATGTACTGCGCGCCGCTGGCCTCAAGGTCGCTGAGGTTGAGGGTTGGAAGACCCGCGGCCACGCCGCGATGGGCGTAGTCAAGGGCGTACTCTGCCACCACACTGCCGGGGGGCGCACCGGCAACATGCCGAGCCTCAACACGGTCATCAACGGCCGCGCGGACCTTGCCGGGCCGCTGTGCAACCTTGGCCTCGGTCGCGACGGGACTTGGTATTGCGTAGCTGCAGGATTGGCTTACCACGCCGGTCGCGGCTCGTGGCAGGGCGTCACGGCCGGCAACAGCCAAATGATCGGGGTGGAAGCCGAGAATACCGGTCTTGGCAACGATCAGCCCTGGCCTGAAGTGCAGATGGATGCTTACGCGCGCGGTGTGGCTGCGGTGCTACAGCACGTCGGCTCTGCCCCGATCATGTGTGCCGGCCATAAAGAATACTGCTCTCCCCCCGGAAGAAAAATCGACCCGACATTTGATATGTCGGCTTTCAGACTTCGCGTCAGTGGGTGCATGAATGGAGCCGCTGTTCGACCGGCTATCCCCGCCAAAGATGCACAACAGCGACAGACACTACGTAGAGGCGCCAAGGGTTCGCAGGTAGTGGCTCTTCAGAGAGCACTCGGCATTCAGGTGGACGGCATATTTGGCCCTGGATTAGAATCTAAACTGCGGGAATTTCAAAGAAGACATGGCCTGACCGCTGACGGTATTCTAGGGCCGGCAACTCACGCCGCACTGGATGCAGCCACATAGAATCATGCTAGTATTCCGAGACATCAGCGCGCGTGGAACGCACTGATGTCTCTAACCTCACTGACCATCTGGAGGCCATTGTGGCTAACGCACTTAAATCACAAAGTCAGCCGCTGCGCAAATTAATATCTCACGCTGAACTACAGAGCATGCTTCACTACGACGATGAGACAGGGGCGTTTACGTGGCGTGTAGCTAGAACATGCCGCGCTGTGGCTGGTTCTGCTGCGGGTACGCTGCTAAGCAACGGTTACGTAACGATACGCATACACCGGCGACACTATCTAGCTCACAGATTAGCTTGGTTTTATGTGCACGGGGTTTGGCCTGCGGATCGGATAGATCATCGCAACGGTGTGCGCTCCGACAATAGAATTGACAACCTGCGGCCTGCAACACATGCTCAAAACTGTTGGAATGGGAAATCGCGTCGGGCCGGAGCTAACCTCAAGGGCGCCTACCTGCACCGTAGCGGCTACTGGCGCACACAGATAATGAAAAACGGCAAGCTCTACAGCTTCGGCCCATTCAGTTCAGCCGAAGAAGCCCACGAAACATACTGCAAGAAAGCCCAAGAGCTTTTCGGTGAATTTTCTCGCAGTAAATAAAGAGGTAAGTAAGATGAAGCGTCTGTTCCTCGTCGGCGCGCTCGCCGCCGCCCTGTCCACGGCAGCTTGCACCCCCGGTCAACTCACCCCAGCGGACCTCGGCTCGCTGGCGAACGCTGCAGCCGCCACCAGCCCAACGCTGCCGCCCAGCGCGGTCGTCTCGGAAGTGCTAGACGCTGCTGGCGTAACCCCGACCGCGCAGGCTGCAGTCAACAGCAACATCGCCACGGTCCAGAAGGCCGCCATCGCGCTGTGCCGCATCAAGCCGCTGGCCTCGGGCCTGCTGAACATCGGCATCGCTCTCTCGCCTTCTCTTTCGACCGTAGCATCTTCCGGGGTTGCTCAGAAGATTGGTGGCGTTGCCACGATCGCTTGCAACGCGCTCGCTACCGCCCCTGTCTACACCTCGATGGGTCGGGGTCAGCTTGTGCGCGCCGTGGCCCACATCAATGGACGCGACGTGCCGATCTACGGCATCCGCACGCGCTGAGGATATCATGCTCAATAACCCGCAATACATCTCCCTCGTTCGTGCAGTGATCATGATCGTCGGCGGCATCGCCGTCGGTCGGGGTTGGATCACCCAAGAGAACCTCGAGACCTTCGCTGATCCAGGGTTCTTGACGGCCGTAGCGGGCGGCATCCTGGCCATCGGCACCGCCGTTGTCGCGGTCAAGCGGCGTAGCACGGCTAACCTTGTCGACACGGTCTCTAAACTACCGGAAGTCAAGGCCATCATCACGACTAAGGAAGTGGCTCAAGCCGCTGGTCCAGAGCGCCCGACTATCGTCTCGTCTGTGGCTCGCGCGTCACAGCTCCCGGACGTTCCGCAGCACTAATCTGCACCCCATAAGCGAGGCGGGCCATGCCTGATAGTGGCGATAACGGCAACGGTTACGGTCCCAGCGGCGGTTTGGTCAGCGTTCTTGAGAACCGCATCAATACCCTGGACCGGCAACAGCGGGATTTGGCGAGTGACATCGCCAGTCTCGGTGGCCAGATGGAGCGGTCGCTTAAAGCCGCCGTTGACAGCTTTGGTCGCCAGATGGACGCGCTCTCGACCAAGGTCGACGAGCGCAGCAAGATACCGTGGCCTGCGCTCGGTGTGATGCTCTCGTTCATCACCATCATCGGCGGTCTTGTCTGGTACCCGGTCAAAACACAGCAAGAGCGCCTAGAGACTCTGACAGCTCGGTTTGCTGAAAACGCGGTGACAAAGTCTGACCTGGACTACCGGCTCAATGTAACCGGGCAACGGCGGGACGACTACCAGCGACAGAACGAGATACGGTCTGCCAGCAACCTGGAAGCCATCAATAGCATCAGAGACAAGATCGTGCCTCGGGGGGAGCACGAAGAGAAGTGGCGAGCCGCTGATCAACGATTCAACGATGTTCAGCGGCAGCTCGAGGAAGTCAAGCGGGCGTTCGGGGATACATTCAGTCTACGCGACGCACTGCAGAGCATGCAAAAGCGAATCGACGGCCTGGAAACCGCTAACTCGGCTTTAAGGAAGCAATGAAGAGCCATGCGCAGCCTCATCCTCTGCTCCCTACTCCTGCTGTCGACGACCTATTACGCAGCCGCGCAAGAAGCTACCGACCTACCCAATCCAACACTCACACCTGGCGCCGTGCGGACGACCGACGTCGCTGTTGTCTGCGACAAAGCTCACAAGACCTCAGAGATCCGCAACGTCCCCGGCTCGGTCAAGAACGCGGTGTACCGCGCCTACGGGCTGGCAAACAAGCGCGCTGGTCAGTGCAGCGGCGCAGAAGGCTGTGAGGTTGACCACCTCATCAGCCTTGAGCTCGGCGGCAGCAACGAGCCTGCCAACCTGTGGGCCGAGCCTTACGACTCGGTCTGGAATGCACATGTCAAAGACCGTTTGGAGAACGAGCTCCACAAGCGGGTCTGCGCCGGCCGCCTGAATTTGACGGCGGCGCAGACTATGATCAGCGTCAACTGGGTCAAGACCTATCAAGATATCTTTGGCCCGGAGCCCGTTGAAGCTAAACGCTAGAGACCGTCTTCCTGCGGATCGGGATCATAGGTTTCAGCGCGAGCGTACTGCAGGATAAAGGCCACGATCGCCACAATGGCACCCCCCGCCACCATCAGGCTGTAGCGCATCTCGGTGTGTGGAACAGTGCCCTCAGCCAGACCGCGCAGCCAAACATCTTCGGCGATGACTTTACCGGCTACGACACCGAGCAACACAGCGCCCACCCAGATGAGCCAGGGGGCGCGC